AGAATCTCGCAAAGACTACGAATTAGTAAGCGGTAAAGCCAAATATTGGCAAATAGAATTAGAGCTTGCAGACAAAGAAGAAGAAGAGTGGCGCATTGAAGCTGCTGAAGTTGTTGAGCGTTATCGCAACGAACAAACAACTGCGTATGTAGGACGCGAAAAGAAATTTAATATTTTATGGTCTAATACAGAAACGCTTAAAAGTTCTTTGTTTTCCAAAATGGCAAAGCCTGATGTCCGTAGACGGTATCGCAGCCGTGATGACAAAGCGGGCAGGGAAGTTGCGGTAATCTTAGAACGTGCTTTAGAATATTCTGCGGATGTGTATGACGCACAATCGCGCATTGAAGCTGCCATTGAAGATTTTCTTCTTGGTGGCCGTGGCGTTATTTTTGTTTCTTACGATCCAATTATTGTAGAAGTAGATGGCGAAGAAACAATTGGTGATCAGCGGTGCGAATTAGAATATGTGCATTGGGACGATTATAGAGAAAGCCCAGCTAAAAGACCAGAAGATGTTCGATGGAAAGCCCGTAGACATTTAATGACCCGTGACGAGTTAAACGAACGGTTTCCTGAAACAGGTAACGATGTACCGTTAAACTGGTCCCCAGACAATTATACAGGGCAAGAATACGAAAGCGTTCATTCCAGAGCAGAAGTTTGGGAAATATGGGATAAAGATGAGGAAAAACGTCTTTTTATTGTTAAAGGGTTTCCTGATGTAGTTGGCGAAGAATCGACATACGATTTAGAAAAATTTTTTCCTACTCCGTATCCATTAATTGCTGTTCGTACAAACGAAAGCGGAAAACCTATACCCGAATATAGATTGTACCAGGATCAAGCAGATGAACTTGATCGTGTAACAACCCGCATAAACAGGTTAATTGAAGCCTTAAAACGCCGTGGCGTTTACGATGCAGCTATACCAGAATTAGCAAAGCTTGCAGATGCGGGCGATAATGAATTTATTCCAAGCGAAAATTATTCTAATTTAGCGCAGGGCGGCGGGCTGCAAGGCGCATTTCAATCCGAAGATTTAACGTCAACAACACAAGCTTTGTTAGGTTTATACCAACAACGGGATCGTTTAGTACAAACTATTTACGAAGTTACAGGAATATCAGACGTTATACGAGGAGCAACAGACCCAGGCGAGACAGCTACAGCCCAACGGTTAAAAGGTCAATTTGGCTCATTGCGATTGCAAAAACGTCAAAAACAGGTGCAAAACTATGTGCGTGACCTTATGCGTATTAAAGCAGAACTTATTGCTGAAAATTACGAGCCACACATATTAGAAAAAATGACAGGCGTAACAGGCGCAGATCCAATGCTGCGTCAACAAGTTGAAATGATGCAACAACAAGGACAGCCTGTACCGCCAGAGTTGTTAAAAGAAGCAAACAAGCCTACGTGGGATGAAATGATTGAAATTATGCGTGATGACAAAACACGCTCGTACCATATTGACATAGAAACAGATTCTACTGTGTTTGAAGATGCAGAAACTGAAAAGTCTGCTCGAATGGAATTTGTAAACAATTTAGGGCTGTTCTTGCAAAACTCATTGCCTATCGTGCAAGCAGCACCAGAAATGACCGCTATGGTTTTTGAATCAATGGAGTTTATGGTAAGAGGATTTAAAATTGGGCGCACTTTCGAGGACACGATTGAGGAAACAAAAGAAAAAATTCTCGATGCACAAGAGGCGACAATGTTGCAACAACAGCAACAAACCCAACAACCTCCTCCTGATCCCAAGATTATTGAATTGCAACAAAAAGGCCAATTAGAACAAGCAAGAATACAACAAAATATACAAATGCAAACTGCTAGGATACAGCAAGAAGGGCAGTTAAAATCGGCTGAAATGCAACAAAACGCACAAATGAAAGCAGCAGAAATGCAGCAAGATTCACAAATAAAAACAGCAGAGATGCAACAGGAAATGGCATTAAAAGAAATGGAAATGCAGTCTGATGCAGAATTACAAATACGAAAACAAGATATTGATGCCGAACTTGAAGCAAGACGAAACGAAAACAATGCGCCTAGGTACATGATATGAAAAATTACAACGCTTACAAAGCACGAGACATAGCGTATCGCAAAAACCACAACGATATAGACTGGGCTGGTGTACGTTCAGAAAAAAGAATTCGTGTCAAGCCTAAAAAACGTATGCACGTAATAATGTCAGAAATATCTGCATTTGTAAGCCCAATTGATAAAAGCGTTATATCATCAAGGCGTGAATTGCGTGAACATGAGCGTAAACACAATGTACGACAAAGCGGAAACGATTGGACAGGTTCTAAAAGACCAGACGGGTGGGGAGCAGTCTAATGCAAAATTTAGTTAAAGGTGTTTTTGATGTAAAATACATTCCAACAGACGAAGAGCGTACAATGGTGGAAAAAATGGCATCTATTGGCATTACGCAAACAGAGATTAGTAAAGTTGTGGGCGATGGCATAGATGATAAAACATTACGCAAACATTTTCGCAAAGAATTAGATACAGCAAGTATTAAAGCGAACGCTGCAATAGGTCTGACGCTGTATCAGAAAGCTCTTGATGGGGACACAGCTTGTCTTATTTGGTATTCAAAAGTACGAATGGGATGGCGTGAAACAAGTCAAATAAATGTAGATCATAGCGGAGATTTAAACGTAAATATTAACTTAACACCCGTTAAAGCATTGAAAATTAAGGATAAATAAGATGGCAATGACAAGAGAAATGCAACAATATTTTGACCCAATAGCCGAAGAAGAAAGAGGCATTGATGCTTTATCATTTGAGGATATGAGCAATATGCCAGAAAATCCAGCTACAAATGAACGGTTTATGATTGAAGAACCTAATTTTAATCAGTTAACAGATCAAGAAATGCGTACAATTGCAGATTTATTACGTAGTCAAAACGCAAGAGCTATAGACTCTAATCCTGTGTTAGAATCTTTTATAGGAAAAGCATCTGAACAAGGAGCAGAAAGTTTAGAGCCAAATAATAGTGTGTTTGAAAATACTGCAAGAAATGAAGCAATGAATATGCCGTTTGGTAGATTTTCGCCAACAAAAAAAATTATAACAGGAGTTAATAATTTAATAAGGTTTTTTTCAGACGAACCAAGAGCAGAAGCAATGAGAGAAGCAAGAGAAGCAGTAGAGGGCGGGTACGACCCTGACCCAGTAAATAAATATAGATCACAATTTTTTGATTAATATAAATTAGGCAATTTAACGTCCCACCGCAGTGATGCGGCGGTATCCCAAACGGCATTTATGCCAAGAGATGGAGTTTTTTTAAATATGGAAAACACTGACAGCACTCCCCAAGCGGAGCCAGCGAGTGATTTAAGTTCTGTAACAGGAACTGCACCAGAAGGCATTAGTGTTGATGCTGTAATAGCGGGCGCACTTGAAAAATATGACGATTCAATTGAGGCATTGCCTAAAAGTTCTGGCAAGGACAATGATGAGCAATCCACCTCTAAAGAAGCATCTGAAGACGATGCAAACGCCACAGATTTTGTGGACGATGACCCTACCGATGCACCTTCGCAAGAGGCCAGCGAGGAGGGTGATGCAGACCAAGATGAGGAGACAACGGACTCTGATGAAGTTGATGCTGATAAAGTTGAGGCAAAAACAAAAGAGCCACCGATAAAAGCTCCAAAGCATTGGAATGCTTCTGATAAAAAAATGTTTGACGGTATTCCCACAGAGGGAAAAGAATGGTTGTTAAACCGATATGGTCAAATGACAAAAGATTATCAGAGTAAAACTCAAGAGGCAGCACAAATACGCCAACAATACCAGCCAATGGATCAAGTATTGGCACCCATTAGAGGACAATTGCAAGCAAACAACATTAATGAGTCTGAATATGTAGGACGATTAATTGAAGCTGATAAAATGCTGCAACAAAATCCTGTAGGGGCCATTCAATATTTGGCACAACACGCTGGCGTTGATCTTGACACCCTTGAAGCGGGGGAACAGCAATATGCTGACCCTCAAATTGCTGCGTTACAAGACCGTGTTGAACTATTAACGAACC